TTATACACGACCGTTAACGTCTCCACCTAACTTTTTGGATAGGATGATAATAGTTGGCAACAATCACGGGCAGGAGTTACTTGTCTAGACCGTGCTCGGTCGCCACACCTGTGTGCTTGGCAGTTAAGCAATAGTCTAATCCTTTGGCGCTCTTTTTACAAGACCGATAAAGGTCTAGTTTGTCGTCCAAACTTGTGTATTAGTCAGTTCCCGTCTGTGGGCTCTGCCAAACTGTCATGTACCGCTTTCGTTCCCACACAGATAAGTACTTCTTCTCACGAAAGTTTAGAAGAGAAAAATTCCTACCTTGTTACTCTGTTGCTGTCCTGGCGTGAACTGATTCTCAGATGCGGAAAGAAGTAGGCGAGACTGGCTGGTCAAGCATTAGTCATTTATTAGTTGAAGGAGGGTTCACAGTACATAGTTTACAAATATTTCACAGTACATAGCTCACAAATAGTTCACAGTATATGTTCCAATTACATATATATATAGCAGCACATATTCAAAGTATTGCACAGACTATTGCATAAAGTAAATAACAGATACCTGCTCTACACCCGCTTCTTTCTCTTAACTGTCCGCTTGGTTGCAGCTACAGCTATAGCAGGACGTTTAACAGCTCTTGTTCCGTATCTAGTTCCCGTCTGAAACAGGAATTTTCGCCCAAGCGGAAACTGGTCTAGATCTTGAGAAAATCGCTCTGTTAAATCGACTTCCCAGAATGAAAGGTCTTTATACGGGTCTTCCTTTTCTTTAGGTGGATTCTGATCAGGACACCTAGTTGCTAAAGAATTAATGTACCTGTAGTCATCACTAATTGGTGCCTGGACGGGCGGAACAAAGCCCAGATTCCAATCCTCTAGGATGTTTGGATTCATCACATTTATATGGGCTAATACTGAAGGCTCAAGTGGAACTTTACAAAGCTGTACAATAACTGACAGCTCAAACTGCTCCACATGTCTGAGATACTGCTTAAAATTCTGACTATCATATGTGTCAGGATCCGGAGTCTGTGTTTTTTGTGAAATGGTAAAATTCACATTACGTGTGTTGTCAACTAAGGTTACAAACAGCTCATTGTTCCAACATATGCCATTATTATTTCCCTGAGCTCGCTGCAGCCAAAAAGGTCTGTTAAAAAGCTGCCCATCACTTGACACTAAGCTCCCACTGGGTGTGCCAAAGTAAACATGAGGCCCAACTGTTTTCTGATCTTGGTTTGTATCTGGAGCATACATAAAGTTGCTAGGAGAAACAGCATTTGGAATGGTTTCACCCATTACTCCATTTCTGGTAAAGTAGTGCCTTGCATAGACCTGTTCTCGCCTACCAAAAAAGAACATTTGGTCCCCATAGATCTCATTAGTCATCCTGAGAAAGTCAGGCCATTTGCACATGGTAGACACTATATCCAGAGTGGCACCGCTTTTGTCTTCCTGCAATGTTTTGAAGTTCATGTTTCCAAAACCAATGTCACACATGTCTCCATCTTGTATTACTGAGTTTACCAGTTGTATGGGGGGACAATCACCAGCTTCTAGTGTGTTGCAGGGTCGTGCCACATCCCAATGCTCCCCTGTACAGGGAACACAGCCTACAATGAACATCTGAGTCTGTTTAGGATCTATAGAGGTGTTCTGCCTATTATCCTTTGACCCTGTTTGGTACTTTGTAGGATTCTCAGTATCTCCCAATTTGTTAAATAAGGGATGACCTGTTGTTCCGATTCCTAACGGACCACCTCTGCCTATTTCTATTCCTCTGAGTCTCCAAACAAGTCTTTCTTTCTCAGGATTATATATATCTAATTGCTGCAAAGCAAATTTGTTGGGATCTGGAAATTTCAATCTAAAAACCCTATACTGATTCCCGGACACCTTTGGAACAGTTACTTTGTTATTATCTTTGATTTCAAAGTAAGGATGACCAACAGTTAGAAGCCTGTCGGTATTTGCATGGCAATATAAAGTTGTTGGAATCACGTATTCATCCGTACTCTGCACTTTGGCCACAGGAGCAGTTGGGGGGAGGTACAGCTTTCCGTTTGGGAGCCACACAGACATCTGCAAAAAATCAATGAAAAACATATTTTCTTTTGCGCTTGCGAAGACTTGGGTGCAAATAATAATCAACACTGTCTTCTGGCACTACTACAACATCTGCACCTGGTCTATCTTCAGGAGTAGATAAGTTTGTCAGATTTACATCAGATATTCCAGGATAAATCACATGTGTGCCAGTTCCAATATCTGGAAGATACATTCCAGGACCTATCTGCAAATTATCTATTGGAACAGTGTATGTAGTTCTTGGACCTCTAAAGGTAAACTCTAAACGGGAGTTAGACAAGTCTATACTATCTACATCTAGCAGCTCAAAAGACTCTCCAAACATGGATGATGAATCTGCAGGCTGCTCTCCAATAAAGGAGGAGTTACCTATGCCATCTACTAGCTCCGCCTCCCCTGACAGTTCTCCTAAGGTGGACAGCTCAATATTTTCAGCAACAACAGGTGATAAATCCGTATAATAATGCACTTTGCCTCCAATTTGAAGGCCACTCCTTGTTCTTATTGTGCCTCTCTGTCCTAAACGGCTTACCCTAACCGTCCTGTCAGCAGTTTCACTGAGTCTTTGTCTGCCAAGCCTAATTATGTCAGTGAATAATGGATCAGGAGCTGCAGAGACCTCTGCAACATCTTGCTCAAATATAAGACTTATGTCATCTGGTGAATAGGCGGGATTTTCAAATGTAACTGCTCTTCCCGCGTTTTCAAGAAACTGTGCCTGATTGGTTACCCTAACCTGCTCCACTCTTCTGTTGTATAGATCTCTAAACCTACTAACTGCTCTTTCTATTGGAGTCCTTGGTGTGCTACTCAGAGGGTCCTCTATTCCAAATTCTGAGTAACCCCCAGACCCTGAAAAACTGTCCAATTCTATGTCTTCAAAAATTGTCTCAGGTGGGGGAATGCCTCCTACAATAATGGCCGCATCTATTTCATGAGTACTAGATAGTATTCCACTACTCTCTCCAGCCACAACAAAACCCCCACCTTCTCCTAACCCCTGTGACTGATGTGAGACTGACACATAAGCAGGGTTGTTGTGTGAGCTTCTGGAAACAGTGACTCTCCTTGGTCCAGTAGGGGCAGGCTGCACATCTATCACTGCAGAGTCTGCGTTAGTGATAGTAGTGCCTGAACTAACATTGACATCAGACACATTGTCAATTGTGGAGGTGACATCCACAGTGCTTATGTCAGGTCCTGGAGGAGGTACTTCAGGACCACCATCAATGGGCACATCAGGGGTAGCTTCCAGTAAAGGGACTATGCTAGTATCTCCAGGGCTTACCGGAACTATATCACTTGGTCCTATAGGCTCTATAGTGACACCAGGCCTCATGACCGTGCCTGTGCCAGTTATCCTACCCCCTCCAGGATTGATTGATCCATACCCAAAAGTTTCCCCAGAACCTGAACCTGTACCAATGCCAAGACCACCTAAATAAATGATACTGCTGAAGATCTTAAGAAGCTTATCAGCAAGTGTGTTTCCTTCGACTTTATTAACAACATCAGGTGGACAATTACCAGTTACTTGACATTGCCTGTACAAGTTAGGTGCAGAGTCTCTTTTAACCCTCTTTGCTCGTGTGGCTGCCACCATCCTCAGTCCAAGATGTAAACAGTTCACCTACAGTCCATCCAAATTTCCCGTTATTGCCACTGCTCCCTTTGGTAAAGGCACAGTCTCCAGAAACACGCTTCTTTGGTGCTCGTCAAGAAATGTGATCAACAGATTGGAAGCAGTTCCCGCCACCCTGTAATCATTCACCCAAGAAAATGCTGTGCTAACATTTTGGAAAGGCTTATGAAATCTACGGCGCAACCTATTTCTCCAACATTTTAAGGCGTTTGTCGGACCTTTGACCAAGACTATGGGCGGGTCCCGAGCATCAGCGATAAGACGCCCGTAGCGTCCGAGACCAGGTCCTTTAGTGATCGTAGATCGTCTTCCAACTTCTTCAGGGCTGACCCCAATCTGTTCGGTGGATTCCCGTCTGTGTCGTCGTCTTCCTCCTCTTCCGGTGGCTGATTCTCCTTGTTTTCCCCTTCCGGAGATGGTGTGTCTGGACGGCGAGGGCGACGGAGTCCTTGGTGGCCACCCTTCGTTGAATCCGGAGTGTCGAAGAGGCGACGGCGTGTATTCGCTGGGTCTATGTCGTTTCGGCGTTGGAGAGGTGCAGCCGGTGTCTTTGGAGCTATCAGGGCAAGATGTAAAAGTCTTGTTTTTAAAGGTTACAGTCCAGCACTTATCTTTACCATACTTGACAGAGTCTTTTTCAAAATTATGATAGTATGATTTTTCGCCAGTATGGGTAACAAAGTAGACACCATAATAATCAACTTCACTGCTATGTTTCTGCCAAAAGCCTTCCTCATTTTGCACATACACTGAGGTCCATAGCACATATGATACCTCATTTTTCTTATCACAGTCATAATACACCTGAACATGGACACCCCCCTTTTTAAATGTGTTCTTAGGCTCAGTTTGTTCAAACATTTCTCGGCTGGTTTCTGTCATTGTCCATTTCTCGCTCCCATAGGGGGATTCCTGTAAGGAAGTCAGGTATAAGGACATCGATATGGCACCTTTGGCCTTTGCCTCTGCAGAGGCCTGAGACGGCACTACATGTAGGCCAAGCCGTGTGAATCCCTGTTTTCGAGCAAAAAACTCAAGTGCTCCCTCCTTTCTTATTAAGTCCCAGAATGTTATCTGGTCTTGGAGCAATGAGCTGCCTTTTTCATACAGATTGAGAATCTGTTCTTGCAGAGCATCGAAACGATCCTGGAGAGAACTCATCTTCCTCTTCTTCAAGTCCTAACTGTTTAGCAAGCCTTGTAAAAAAAGAGGCCCAGTTAGCTGCTGAGAGCACAAACTCCGGTTGCCCCTTAGAGTCTAGCGGCATGCGTTTTGTAAATTCAAAGCTTTGCAATCTGCTGTGCAAATATCTATATCTGTCCATGTTCATAACATCAATATTTGAAGTTATAAGAAGCGGCGGAAGCTTAAGCTGTATTGAAGCTCTGTGTTTCATATCTACCTGTACAGGGTTGCCATCTAATGCATTTCTAAGATACGTGTCCATATATGTCCAGCATGTATGCGTTGCATCATCTAGAAAGCCAATTTTAGCATCTGCTAGAGGCTGCAGCCAGAACTGACTTTTACTATTCATAAAACTGATGACTCTGCCCTTTAAAAAGGATACCAATGTTGTACAAAAATATGACTTTCCAGTATCAGGAGGGCCTGTTATTACCAAGCAATGTCTTTTGGGAGTACCCTTAAGCATGTTTCTCAAAGCTGACAAAAACATTACCAGGTTTACTTCCTGATATCTAAGAAAAGCAGCTATCACCTTCCAATCTCCTGTAACTTCCTGTTCATTGCAACACTTCCGAATCCACTGTGTGTTTGACATTTCCCTCATTTGCTGCCTTTTATACATCCTTACCATCTGTGCACAGTCTTTAACATATTTAACCTGAGAGGTAGTTTTCAGCCATGATTCTGCATTACTGTCTGTCTCTGCTTCTAAAGCATAGTTATAAGCAATTTCAGATTCTTCAACATAGTTATTATCATAAGCCCATTGTACCATTTTACTGAAATCAAATGTCTCTGAAGCTGCAACTCTGTGCTCAATTAGTACCTGTTTAACAATCCATTCAGGGCTACTCCCTTTAAAGCTGACATAAGGCTCTTTACCCAGTGTTTTTTTATAAAAATAAAAAGCCGCCAAATTGCTGCGGCAGTTGGGCGGCTCTGCCAAAACCAACCGTTCAGCAACACCCAACATGGCTGATACTTGCTTAGTCAGCGTTAATCTGCATTTCTCAGCTTTAAACTGAAATAAAAACAAATCTACTCTTTTACTTCCTGCCCAACTACATTGGTGCTGCAAAAACAAAGATTGCTCACCTAGCTGCACTTTAGCTGCTTCAATTAGGGTTTCTGGTGCTCCGAAAACGGTCACAACCCAATGTTGAGAGCATGTTTTGTTACTTTTAAAAGACCTAGTTAAATCTGTGAAACCAACCCCAAATGCTTCCTTAAACCTTGCAAGACATGCATTGTACACATTATTAGCCCTGAGAAGTTCTTCACAACTATCTGCTGAACTAGACGTAGAAGGAACAATATCTGAGCTCCCTGAACCCCCCAGTACCTCCTCTGTCGCAGTAAGATCTTCAGTTTCATTTCCTACGCCACTGTCATCAAATAAACGGCGCCTGCTTGTTTTTGCACGAGGAGAGATTCTGACCGCATTCAGTCTAGGACTTAGACTGTCTATTTCTAGGTTTCTTTCTCTCCCGGGGGTTGTAACATACTTTCGTTTTAGAGCTGTGATGTGTTGCTCATCCTGCTCAAACAACTGACTAGTTAACAGAGCCAAAGAATTCCCCTGATCAACCTCGTCATTATCTAGAAAAGATCCCTGGGTGCTCTGTTCGAATAAAGCCTCAAAGTTATCAACAGTTCCATCATCATCAGAACATACAGCTTCCCCGTCAAGAAAGGCCCACCTATATTCACCTTTATCGTTGTCCATTTTTACGAGTCAGGTGTACAGCCACACAAGCCGGACAGAGAAAACTCAGATCTTTGGCGAGCAGTACCTCGAACACAGTCTTAGTCAGATGCGAGGAAACTATAATAAAGCGCAGAACCTTGTCACAATAGTGACAGGTGGTTTTGACCCGGTACGGGTCTAAAATACACTCCGGCTCCACCTCCTCTCCTAACGAGTCTGGTGACAAGGACGATGACCCAACTTCGTCAGGTTCATCGGCATTGCCATTGCAATCTAAATTGCTGAGAACAATGTCAGGCAGAGAAGGATTTTCGCCTAGCATTCTATTGCCGGAGTTCTGCACGCTCTGCAGGAAGTTCTCCACATGTGCCGCACTAAAATAAAAGTCTGCAGCTCACACTTGGCATCAAGTTTCTCTGACGCAGTAAGCAAAGCAAGGCATTCACTACAGCGAACGGTTAGGTTAATAACATGTGAACCAACCATAGCCTCTACCAAATCTGCCTCCCCAACACATACTTGATATTTCTGCCTTTCTGCAAAAGCAAGCTTACGGCGACATTTAATGCAAGCCCCCTTAAAGCAACAATCTTTAACAATAACCTTTAGTTGAGAAGCAAGGTAGCTGGCCTTATTATTAAGATCCATAAAACTACTGCAAAAATGGCAAGGTAGCATAAGAGTATCCAAAGTAACATTTAGAAATTTCAGTAGCTGCTCCAAAGTGTACTCTCTGCAAAGTTCCATGAACGAATACGGTCTGGTGGGCTGCGGCATCTT